AAAGCTGAAAAGTATGCCGGATTCTTCACATAGGCATAGGGAGGGGGTTGTGCAGATGCGTTTCGGATGCGTACACGCAGCGCTATATACTATATATAATCCCCCCGATCTGTATTTCTGATCCCCTTTTCTGGCGTGATTTGTTCTTATTGAATACACGATCAACTTCACGCAAAGCCATTTAACAACCGTCTAATCAGCTATTTAGAGTCAGTTGTTTAAAGCTTTACTTCAGGGTTGACTTTTAAGAAATTTGTTTATACCTTTACGGCATATCGAAGCTGATCAAGAGGGAATGAGCATCCACAGTGTTTTTTTGTGTATGCACAGAACGAATCAGTTTTATTGTTTATGGCGCGAGGGTAGTTGTGTCTACTATGATTGTAAAGAAGAAAGACGGTTATTACGTCAAGAGCAAGGATGGTGAGAACTTAGGCGGCCCTTATGGGAGTCGCTTAGCTGCTTCTAGGAGGCTCAATCAAGTTGAGTTCTTCAAAAGAAAGAAGTAGTATATTTGCTACATGAGAGTAACAGGAGATCCTAAGAAGAAGCAGAGCAGTTACAGAGATGTGTTGCTTGCTTCTGTTGACAGCGATAAAGCTGGTTCTATCCCGCCACAGATGTTGGATCAGATGCAGTCTATCGTAGATCGCGGCAACATCATGCAGAACAGAGATCAGCTCAAAGACATCTTGGGTGTTCTTGTAAATGAGTACGGGTTGGATACGTCTAAGCTTGCTGACGGTATTACTCAGTACAAGACAGAGGCTGAGGATCTCAACTGGTTGGAGCAGAAAGCAGAGCGTGCTAAGCTAGGCGCGGGGTTGACTGCTTTGGGTTATGCTAATGGGGGTGTACTTGACACCAAGATTGGAGACCCTAAGAAAAAGAAAGAGCAAGAGAGCACTGGTTATGCAGCTCTTGATGCTCGCTTGGCTAGGCTGGCTGCTGAGGAGGCTTCTGCTGCCCCGTCTGACACAAGCAAATACAACATGTCTCGTGCTGATAGGCTTCAGAGGCAGATTATGGCTGAGAGCTCCAACAACCCTATGGCCGTATCGCCAGTAGGGGCAAGGGGACTGTTTCAGATTATGCCAGCTACACAGAAAGACTTGGAGGATAGAGGACTGATTTCTTCTGGTCTAGACCCCTTCAACCCAGAGCACAGCCGTCAGATGCGCGATGCTAAGATCAATGCTTTGTCTGAGCTTAGCTGGATTAAAGAACCACCACAAAAGATACCTGAAGTCAACAGGCTTGCACGTATTTATGCTTCATACAACGCTGGGGAGGGCAGAATTAAGACTGCTTTGGAAAGAGCTAAAGCCGATGGGGTGGATATCTACGGTGATCCTAGGTTGTGGTTTGACTACATACCAGAGGAGACTAGAGGGTATCTCAACAAGATACTTTTTGATTGATTATCTTTGACCCATGGCAACACTTAAAGTAACTATAAGCGAGCAGCTCACACTTGAGGGTGTAGATAGAAGCAGTTCGCGCGTTCATGACATAGAGTCTGTGACGCAGGTAGACAACAGAATTGTTTCTGTTACGACATCAGAGGCTGACCTCGTAAAGATTAGCTCTGCTGTAGCTAGCGGCACGTTTGTGGCTAGCTCAGTAAAGTACTTGCGCATCTCTCATATGGGTGATTCAAATACGCTTACACTGCGTATCCTTGGTTCTTCCGAAGAATATGCTGTAAAGCTTGAAGCTGGAGACTCTTTTATCTTGAATAACTCCAAGATGGACGCCAATGCAACTGGTTCACAGAGTATAACCTTGGCTGATATTGCAGAGATAAGCGCTGTAGCATCTTCGTCTACTATCGTCACTGAGATCTTTGTTGCTGCGTAAGTGAGGAAGTACTACTTCAACGCAAAGAAGAAAAGAAAAGATCCTCGTATAGAGAACGAGAAACGAAGACTTAATAATGAAGCTATCAAAAAATCTATCTCTCGCCGAGGTAACGAAAAGCACGACGGCTAAGCGTTTAAATATAGACAACACACCAGATGAATGGGTTACAGAAAATCTTAGGCAAGTTGCAATCAACGTTTTCCAGCCTTTGCGCGACGCTTTCGGGTGTCCTATATACGTGTCGTCAGGCTATCGCTCAGCTGATCTCAACAGTGCTATCGGTGGTTCGCGACGCAGTCAGCATGTGGAAGGCAGAGCACTTGATCTGGACGCAGACGTATACGGAAATTGTACAAACTCTCAAATCTTCAACTACATTAGAGAAAATCTGGAGTTTGATCAGCTCATTTGGGAGTTTGGTGATCAAGACAATCCTGATTGGGTTCACGTCTCTTTCGTTTACGGTGGGGTTAATCGTGGTCGGTGCCTCAAAGCTGTTCGCGATGATAAAGGACAAGTGGAGTACGAAGTAATGTTTGGAAAACAACTGTAATTATGGAAGAAGAATTTGAAGACATCAGCTTCTTGGATCAGTCTAAACTGAAAAAACAAGAAGAAAAAATTGAGTCTGGAGAGATAACATGCAACCTCGACAACCCAGAGGATTGCGAAAGCTGCAGTGGGTGATGTTAGGACTAGGCAACTCCATTACAACATCAGGTGGCTCTTTTGACGGCCCCCAATCAGTTAGCTCATTGGGCTTGGCGCTTTTTATTCAAGACGGAGACACACCAGCAAGCGGTATTGATGCTACCGCTCTAGCCTCAAGTTCTTTTTTTGATGTTCGTATAAATACAAATGCGGTCAAATATACCGGAACCGCATCTGATTATGTCGTCACAAGTATTACCGTTGAAAATGTGACAACCGGATCTGGACAGATAGAGCTTTTATCTAGCTCTTTAACCATGGATTCGGTGCAGAACCCGGGGGGTATTAATCTTTTTTACCTCCTTATGGACGATGTGTCTCCTATGGACGACATAGATGCTGGATCGGCTTCTGGGGTGGCTTTTGCACACAGTGGCTCGGGATTAAACTCGTTTACTATTAGAGCAACCGTAGAAGTTAATGGATATATTGGATCTGCTGTAATATCAGAAACTTTATCACTAAGTGATTCCGACGCTTAAGCTTTGGGTTGAGCGCCCTTAAATATTATGGCAGAATACTTTCAACCGTCATATTATGTGACGGGGTTGCCGCGTACGCGCGGCGCTTGGCTCGCTCACTATCTAGATAAGGTAACTGACTCCTGTGAGCATGAGACAGGACTGAGACTCATGCAGGGAGACAAGCTCACTTATAGGGCCTCGTATGGACAAAAACACGTGGGCTGTGTAGACTCAAGCTTCCCAATATGGTGTAAGCAAGTATGGGATAAGTCTTCTCCGGTAGTCATCATAAACAGAAACCCACTTGAAGTTGTAGACTCGCTTAAAAAAGAGTTCCCTAGCGGAATTGGCAACGCCTTCCCATATATGTACGGTGAGATTGTTGCTGAAGCTTTAATTCAACTAGAGGGTGTTAAGTTGTTGTTTAACAACATCTTAGAGGTAGATTATGACGAGATAGAGGATAGAATAGAAGATATCCTAGATCACATTGGACTACCCAAGCACCGATTTAACAGGAAGGAGTTTGAGTACATGAATCGGTTTAAGATTGCTGTGCATCCAGAGAAGTATCTTCGCCTTCTAGATAGCGGTAATATCTCTGGACGAGCAGCCTTGCTTTTTGGGTAAGCGCATAGCGCACCCTGTAATTGTACTTGGTCTCTTCTCTGAATATGTGATCCTCTCTTGTTTGAGATGGTGTCATTTTATCAAAGTGCTTGTATATGTATCCTTGATTAACCATCTCGTATACAAGCCTATCGCCAAGTTTTTTCTGACTATACCCATAGTCTTCTGCCGCATACTTTAACGTCCAGAACTCAAGGTCGTAAGCCCAAAGCATAAAATGCAGTTCTTTCTCAAAGATGTCGTGCTTTTGGCAGAACTCCATGGTCCTAGTTCTCAAGTACTTAAGGTGGTTGTTTTTTACGTACCTTTGATTAAGGCGTGAGAAGTCCCTGAAGAGCTTCTTTTTTGAAACTAAACTTTTAGGCATTATGGATAAGGATCGTTACAGTGATATGGAAGAAGAGGGATTCTGGTTCGAAATGCAAGAGTTGGCCTTTGCTCTTGGTGAGCTAATAGAGAAATATGGACTAGAAGATAAAGTTATTTCTTCTTTTGTCGTAGGTTTGTTGGAACCTTTTGATGAAGAAACCAGCAATATGAAGGCTTTCTTTCACTATAATATACAAAGTGAAGATGAGCTAGAGATTGTTAAGGACTTTATGACAGACTCATACTGCCCGCCTGATGACGATGGTCCAGATCTTGACGATTTGATCAGAGGGCTGGGCATATCACTTAATTAAAATGGAAGGACTTATTAGAAAAATTATTATCGGGCGAGACCCGAAAAACGCCATGGCCTATTATGTAGGCATGAAGGCTGGAAGCGGAGAGATATGTGCAATTATTATGGATGAAAAATATCTTCATCTATATGGTAAGACTAGATATCTAGTATATTTGCAGAGAGACTTGGATCAAGTTCTATGGAAAGCTGTAGATGATATGCCGTGTCTAATTGAATTTGATTGCAACTTCTAACATGAAAACTTTAGAGAAGTTTATCGTCAAGATCCCTAAAAGGATTAACGATACTAAGGTTCTTGAAAACGGTGTTGAGATCTACATTGACAATAGGTTCAATGAGTTTGAGCATCGAGTAACCTCCGGTGAGGTTCTGTCTGTACCCTATAAGTATAAACTGGATGTCAAGGTTGGGGATACTCTTTACTTCCACCACCTTGTTGTTCTGAATGGAGGCCAGTCAATTACTGGCATGGAAGACAGTTATCTCGTTCAGTACGATGAGGGCAATCCCCTCAACAGTCAGGCAATCGCTTACAAGTCAAAAGATACTGGAGATATTTTTCCCCTAGGGGGATGGTCTCTTTTAGAGTACGTTGAGGAAAAAGACGACTTAACGTCAGACTCCATCAGCTTAGTAAACTTAAAAGAAAAACTTCCGACTAAGGGTAAGATTTCTTTTGATGCTGAATGGATAAATGAGCTTGGCGTCTTTTCTGGTGACGTAGTTGGATTTAAAGAAAACATGGACTACCGGATTGATGTTAATGGAAAGGAGTACTATCGGGTAGACCCTTCAGATTTTTTGTATGTCGAGGAAGAAGTTCACAACGATTGAAGCCGCTCAGCGACTTATGACGTCAATGGAGGTTGCTATAGACAATATGATCGACGAAATCAAAAAGCCTGTTGATCCAGAGATTAACGGTAGCGCCCGGAAAGCAGAACTACAATCGATAAAGCAGACAGCTACTGATTGTAAAGAACTAATCGTTGAACGCCAGCGGTTAGAACAAATGATTAAAGACCTAGAAAACAATGGGGAAATCGGAGAAGCAAAAGATTACACGGGAGGTTTTGCTGAGCGATTCAGTAAATAATTGGCAAGACGTAGTGTACAGGTACGAAGAAGCAAGTCGCAAAAGAGACTATAAGTTCTGGGACGACATGTGGAATCAAGACCCTGAGGACTGATGCCATACAAAGACCCTGATTCACGTCGCGCTTACAACAAGGCATATCAGAAAAAACACTATGCCGAAAACAAAGAGTATTACAAAAAGAAAGCTCTAGAGCATAATAAGTCTCAGCGTGCGTGGAACAGGTCTTTTGTTTCTAGGGTTAAGGGTATTCTTGGTTGCTTTGATTGCGGGGAGTCAAATCCAATAATACTTGAATTTGATCATGTCAGAGGGGCTAAGTCCGGCAACATAGCAGATATGGTGAACAACGCATATGGTATAGACGCCATCAAGAAAGAAATCCGCAAGTGCAGAGTTAGATGTGCTAACTGCCACAGAATCAAAACTCACGAAAGAAGAAACAAATAACCGCGAGTATCCCCTCAAGCTTATACCTTGTAGAAAGGGTAACTGGTTACATGTGGGTTCAAGTCCCACCTTGCGGACTTTAATTATATTTGCGTCATGAAAGTCACAAAGCGCGACTATAAAAAAGAGTACGAAAAGTACGGCAAGGGCGGCAAGGCTAAAAGGTATCGTGCTCTGCTCAATAAGATCAACAGACGTAAGGGTACGTACGGAAATGGAGACGGCCTTGATGAGGCGCATGTTGGAACATCAGACAAAACCTCTCCTCAACCAGAGTCTAAAAACAGGGCAAACAATAGGCCTAGGCTAAGACGAAGCAGGTAACTGTATGCACCTGTAGCTCAACAGGATAGAGCATTTCACTTCTAATGAAAAGGTTCGGGGTTCGAGTCCCTGCAGGTGTACTAAATTTAATTAATATGGCTAAGCAACAAACATCTACGTACGTCAGCAACAACGTCAAGCGCAAGGGCGTACACGCCAAGACTAAGCAGTCTAAGAACAAGAATTCAAAGAACTACAAGAAGCCGTACGCTTCTCAAGGTCGATAATTATGGCTAAGTATAAGTGTGAATGCGGTGAGACCAGAGAGGCTGCTGGGGTCTCAATTAAGATTGGTGACAACGGAGCTTACCATGACATCAAGTGTGAATGTGGTAAGTACATGGATATAGCCAACCCAAAGAGCGGTGTCCCGAGCTTTCGCAGCAATCGGTACGGACAGGTGATGTAATGAACTCCCTCGTCAACATAGAAGAATATGATGATCTTGCTATCTCTATTTGCCCCAACGGTACAAAAGGTGAAGTTATCGAACTTGGTGGGCTGGTCATTGTTCTTCCCGCTCAGCCTCCCAAAAAAGAAATTGCAGGATATGGACAACCAGACAACCTGCAGGTGTGGACGCGCATTGATATGCCCACAGAACTGTATCGGATTAAGTCTATGGATGAGTGGGGGGAGATGCCAAGGGAGTTTCGACAAAAGTTTTCTCCGTATATCGAAGAGGAGTTTCGCCGTCGGCGTGAGGGCTTTTGGTTTTATAACAACGGTGAGCCTACATATATTACGGGGCGTCACTATATGATGCTTCAGTGGACTCGGATGGATATAGGCTATCCGAGCTACTTAAAGTTCCAAAGAGATATTTTCTTACATTTAGCGGCGTGTGAGGCGGACCCAAGATGTATTGGGCAGCTCTATACGAAGTGCAGACGTAGCGGATACACGAATATCTGCTCGTCTGTGCTTCTTGACGAAGCCACACAAGTCAAAGACAAGCTCCTAGGAATCCAGTCTAAGACTGGTAAGGACGCACAAGAAAATATCTTTATGAAGAAGGTGGTGCAAATGTTTCGTCACTACCCCTTCTTCTTCAAACCCATTCAAGATGGTACCACAAACCCACGCATGGAGCTGGCTTTTCGCGAGCCGAGTAAGAGAATCACGAAGAAGAATAAGACTTCGACGAAGGGCGAGGCTCTTAATACGGTAATTAATTGGAAAAACACAACTAACAATGCGTATGATGGAGAGAAACTCCACATACTGTATTTAGATGAGGCCGGAAAATGGGAAAAACCTACAGACATCAGGGACGCATGGAGGATTCAGCGGACTTGTTTGATCGTCGGGCGAAAGGTCGTCGGAAAGGCAATGGTGGGAAGCACCGTAAATCCAATGGACAAAGGGGGAAAGGAGTACAAGGACCTTTGGAGGGACTCGAATCCTACGGAGAGGAACGCGAATGGTAGAACTAGAAGCGGTCTATATAGACTCTTTATTCCTGCTTATGATTCTCTTGAGGGATTTTTTGACGCCCACGGACATCCAGTCGTTGAAGATCCTCCTAAGGTTCTCGATGGTCTTGATGGTGATAGCATTTTTCAAGGGGCTAAGACGTACCTTAAAAACGAAAGAGAAAGCCTCAAGCAAGACCCGTCAGAACTAAACGAGGTTATAAGGCAGTTCCCATTTACCGAGGACGAAGCCTTTAGGGATAGTATTGAGGGTAGTCTTTTTAATATCGGAAAGATCTACGAACAGATACAATACAATGATGAGCTGTTCCCCAACCCTATCGTAGTTGGAAACTTCATATGGAAGGACGGGGAGAAGGACACAGAGGTTGTTTTTAAGCCCGACCCAAAGGGTAGGTTTCGCGTGGCGTGGATGCCACCAACTGAACTACGCAACCAAAAGAAATACGAGCGCAATAAGCGCGTAGCACCGAATGCAGAGCTGGGGGTAGGCGGGGTTGACTCTTATGACCTTGATGCCACCGTCGATGGACGGGGGTCTAAGGGAGCGCTACACCTGTACAACAAGTTTCACATGGAGCACCCATCGAACATGTTTGTTTTGGAGTATGCGTCCCGTCCGCCTTTAGCTAAGATATTCTACGAAGACGTTCTTATGGCTGCTGTATTTTATGGGTATCCAATACTGATTGAGAACAACAAGTACGGCATTGCAAGATACTTTGAATCAAGAGGTTATGATGGGTATCTAATGAATAGGCCAGCACACCTTTCTGCACCAAACGCTAAGGTAAACGTAAAGACAAAGGGTATCCCGTCAAACTCTCAGGATGTTATTCAAGCTCATGCTCATGCTATAGAGGCATACATACACGACCATGTAGGTATTGACAGAGACAGTGGTGAGTACGGCAAGATGTATTTCAACAGAACCCTAGAGGATTGGATAGGATTTAAGATAGACAATCGAACAAAGTATGACCTTTCTATTAGCTCTGGTTTGTGCTTGCTTGCAGCCCAAAAGGTTAAACAGAAAAATAAAGAGTCTAGCTTTGCTGAGTCTAAGTTCTTTAGGCGATATAAGCCCATCGGCTAATTTATTATATTTGCACAAAATGCGCCTACAGTAATGCAATCATACGGTAACAAGAAGTCTAGTAACTTTCCAGATCCACTAGCTTCTCAACAAGAAAAGTCTTCTGAAGGTTACGGCACTAGTTACGCTAAGGCCATCGAGAGCCAATGGGGAAGTCTCTCGAATCAAAACTCATTGATTCGTCAGAGAAACAAAACGTTCGAGCGTAACAGGGAGTACGCCAACGGTACGCAAGACACGACGATCTACAAGCAGATCCTTACTAACCTCGATCCAAACAATGCTGATGGCAGTTTGGTAAACCTTGATTACACACCAGTTCCAATCCTCCCTAAGTTTGCAAAGATCGTCGCCAATAAGATTCTGTCAAGAGATCCATATCCGAACCTTGAGGCGATTGATCCACTCTCTTCTTCAGAGAAACAACAGGAGAAGAATAGAATAAAAAATCAGGTTATGCTCCGAGAGGAGCTTTTAAAGCTTAAGGAGATGACTGGCGGGTTGGTTCTCGGTGAAGACCCAGAGGCTTTGCCGGAGACTATGGAGGAGGCTGAAATCTTTTTGGAGACTAACGTCAAGACTGACGCAGAGATTGCTGCTCAGATAGGAACAAACCTCACACTCTCTTGGAGCAACTTTAACGACGGCATCTTTAGAAGAGTCGTTAATGACCTCGTCTCTTTGGGGATGGGCGTCGTCAAGAGAAGCAACGATCCAAGCTATGGGATTCGCGAAGAGTACGTGGATCCCATTAACTTTATCCATAGCTACACGGAAGATCCCGGCATGAACGACTTGCAGTATGCGGGTCATATCAAGCGTGTGAGCATTTCCGAACTTAAGCGTTTGGCTGGAGACAAATTCTCCGACGAGGAATACCAGAGGATTGCAAAAACTGTAGCTGAAAAGTCGGGATACGACAAGAGTAAGGTTTACGACACTCAATACGACAAGGTTACCAACCGAACCGCATATGGTTACGATGACTTTATGGTTGATATCCTTGACTTTGAATTCATCTCCACTGACTCCATCTACTTTGAGGAGAAGGAAAACAAGTACGGCAACAAAGGATTTTTCTACGAGGGGTTCTCGTACAAAGAGAAGAAAAACTCTGTGTTTTCTCGCAAACCACACAAACTGGAAATCCAAACCGTTTATGGTGGTAGCTATATCTTGGGTTGCGACAAGCTCTTTGATTATGGGATGAAGAGCAACGTCCCTAAAAACATTCACGATATTTCTAAAGCTCGTATGTCTTATTCGGCGATCTCGACGAATATCAGACGTATGATTCCCAAGTCGCTTATCGATGGTTGTGTAGGGTTTGCAGACATGCTGCAGATAACACACCTCAAGCTTCAGCAGGCCTTGGCTAAGGCTAAGCCTGACGGTTTGATCATCGACATCGAGGGGTTGGAGAACGTACAGCTCGGTAAGGGTGGTGAGCTACAACCGCTGGAGCTGCATGATATTTACGAGCAAACTGGTGTATTCTATTACAGGAGTAAGAACCCAGAAGGTGGATTCCAAAATCCGCCTGTTCGTACCATTGACAACCACATTCGAAACATCAACGAATTGGTTAGTCTGTACAACCATTATTTGCGAATGATCCGTGATGTCACAGGCATTAACGAGATGATGGACGCATCGACACCCAAGGGTGATACGCTTGTTGGCGTTCAGCAGAATGCTATTGCGGCTGGCAATAATGCTATCTACGATATCACTAATGCTGCGATGGTTCTTTACAAAAAGGTTTGTGAGGATATCGTCAAGTGTTTGCAGATTTTGCCACAAGGCACCCCCATCTATAGCGCTTATATGAACGCTATTGGTGAATCCAACATGAAAGTTCTTAGCAGCTTTGGCGACCTGCCCATGTACAACTTTGGAGTACAGGTGGTGAAAGACATGGAGGACAAGGATCGTATGTACCTCGAACAGAACGTTCAGATGGCTATATCTCAAAAAGAGATTGATCTTGAAGACGCCATTGCTGTTCGCAACATGAAGGATATCAATCAAGCAGAAAGACTGCTTATTGTTAGACGCAACAAGCGCATGAAGAAGTTGCAGGAGCAGGCTCAACAAAATTCTCAGATGCAGGCTCAAGTGGCTCAGCAGTCAGCTATGGCTGCGTCGCAGGCCAAGCAGCAGGAGATGCAGATGCAAGCTCAGCTCGATGCACAGAAGATGCAGATGGAGCACCAGCTTGAGATGCAGAAGATGCAAGTTGAACACGAAATGAGAAAGCAAATCGAACTTATCAGAGCTCAAGCTACTCTCGGATTTAGAACTGAAGAGCAAGAGTTTAAAGAGAAGTTGGAAGTTCTTAAAGAAGACAGAAAGGACGAGCGCGTTGACAAGCAAGCAACAAAGCAGTCTCAACTTATCTCTCAGCGCAAAGGCCAGAGGGGTGAGCTTAAAGAAGAATTGGGTCAATCAATCATGAACATGTTTCAATAATGGCAACCAGTAAAGTAAATCTTGACGAGTCGTCAAAGATGGACATCACCTGCAAAAGAGGTGATACTTTTTCTCTCACTATAACTCTTAAGGATTCTGCTGGAACGGCTCTTCCTCTGGCAACTGACAACTACAGATTTATCGTTCAGGTTAGACAGCAGGTTGACAATCGTGTTCGAACAGCAAGCGGAAAGGGCGGCCTTGTTCTTGGAACTCAAGACATCGGAGATAAGGCTGTTGATAGGGCTGGTGCAGAAAGTAATTTTGAACCAGTTGTTGTTGATGACAGCGGCAATGCAACTATTGAGGCTTCAGCAAAAGTTATGAGGGGGGTGCCGTCTGGCAAATACGTTTATGACATTCAGTATATTAAGCCAAATACAACAGGCGGCCTTGATACTCACAAAACCGTATTGTACGGCAACTTTACTGTAAACGAAGATATTTCTGAGGCCATTGAAAGTAGTGCTAGATAATGAGCGATATTTCAATAACGGTAGGTTCAGCCCCAAATATTGATGTAGAAGTATCCGCAGCTACATCGGTAGACGTTGTTAGCGCCGCTGCAACGTCTGTATCAGTTACTGAAAAAGGGCCTAAGGGTGACACAGGTGAGACTGGACCTCAGGGCATACAAGGCGAGACGGGCCCAGCTGGTGCAGACGGGGAGGGGCTGATTGCTGGTGGTTCTGAGAATCAGTTTATCCAAAAGAACAGCGCTACAGATTACGACACGAAGTGGAGTGCTTACACACTCCCAGCTGCCGACGGAACTGACAGGCAAGTTCTTATGACTGACGGTGCTGGAACCGTTTCCTTTGCTTACCCTCAGACCATCGCAGAAAACGTAAAGAACGTATCTGGAGGACCACT